GGAGAATAGACTTGATCCACTTGATATTGATCAATTCCAAAGAACTACTAAGAGAATAGTTGCTTCTGATCTATTAGAGACATTCACATATGACAGTATTGGAATTAATACTGCTCAGGATGCTGAAAGACCATTAACTTGGATCAAACAGAGACAAGATCAGGTACTTTCTGGTGTATTAATACCAAAATCAAGACCTAGTTTGAAGAGTAAGGTTCTTCCTACAACTAGGATTATCAAGAATGTAGGAAACTTAGATGACAAGATTTATGTGAATAACGCTTATCCAGTATTCACAAATATTGATAAACTACTTCAATCTGAAAGAGATATACAAGTATTCGATGATGGTGAAGTATCACCAGGCATTGTTACTTCTCTAGTATCAACATCATCAAGCATATCTTCATTGACTATTGGTTATGCTGGAACAGGATATAGTAACCTTTCCAGTCCTAATATTGCCATATCAAGTGCATTAATTAAACGTAAGGATCCTATTAAGGAATGGAGATTTGATGGAATTAGTGGTATTACTCAAACAGTTGACTTTAAGGCTATAACACAACAAGAACCAATTGTTGCTGTTGGTTCAAGTAGTTACTACATGAATACTAAGAGTGGTACATTCTGGGAAAGAGGACAAATTGGATTTGGTGGTACAATTACCTTTAATGGTGTTGGTATGGGATTCAGTTATGCCAATCAAGGTAGTCTGAATGTTATGGCTGTAGGTGATTTTGCATCTATGGCAAGAGCAGTTGCAATTGGTAACAGTATCGGTACTTGGACTGCTCTTGATCTTAAGGAACAAAGAACAATCCCAGCTATTAACCAGACAGGTACTTTTGATAGTACATATGAAGGTAATTTCCAAGATGTTCTTTGGGAAGGAACTAGAAATACATGGGTTGCTGTTGGTGCTGCTGGATCTATCTTTACTGCTGTTGGTCTTACAACTGCAGTGGCATTCAGTCAGTATTCAGGAACTGTAGAACAGTTAAATGCCATATGTTATGGTCAAACTGAGTTTATATCTGTTGGTAATGGTGGTAAAATACTTGCATCTAATGACGGAACTGGTTGGTCTGTAAAAGTAAGTAATACTCAATATAATTTGAATGATATCCTTTATGATGGAAGTAGATTTATCTGTGTTGGTGATAATGGTACTATTGGAATCTCTTCTGATAAGAATTACTGGCAACCTTGGAGTCAACAGTTACCAGCTGGTACTCAACATCCTGCTACATTTGACTTTGGTACAATTAAATTTATTGATAATATTTACATTGGAATTAGTACTTCTGGCGACATGTACTATTCATTTGACCTTGCAAACTGGAATAAGAGAGATATAAATCAACCTAACCAGACAAGTGATATTGTTGATACAACATTTGGTGATTTTGCAAGTAGTAGAATTCTAGCAGTAGGATCTGCAACTACACACTTCTACGCAGACCCAGTAATTAATGCTGCTACTGCTACTGCATCTGTAACTGCTGGTGTTATAACCAGTATTATTGTAGATGATGGTGGATTTGGTTATGAGATCGGCAGTAATCCACCAGTTCTTGTTGAAACAGACAAGACTAAGAGAGAAGACATCTTTGCAGTTAATTCTAAAGGTGACTTCGGTGACATTGTGGGAATAAATACTTGGTTGCCAGGCAGTGGTGCTAGACTTCCACAATTAGCGTTTACTCTGAAATCTCAATACAATGATAATACTAATTTGGGATATGGTTATTCTTCACTAAATGCCCTTGGTGTTGAGTATTCTGGACTACAAAAAGGAGATTACTTCACCATATATGATAGTTCCTTAGTTGTTGGACATGCATTAACTGGTATTACAACTTCCAGTGGTGCAAATGAAGTTGTTGGTATGGTCACTTCTGGTGATTATCTCGGTGGCGTATTCAGAGTTGAACAAATTACAACTGGAGATGCTGTTTCTGGACTTGTAACTGTTACCTGTGCATTTGAACCAGGCCCAACACCTTTTGGAAACAACCATATTCAGGTTGGTGTAGGTACAACGGCAACTACTGATACCTTCTGGGGTAAATATAGTTGGGGTCAAGTCTACGGATATCAGAATCGTGGTTCTGGAAATCCAACAGAATTTTTCGTCAACACACTTGATGGTAATCAAGGAATATCTACCGCTGCCGTAGTCTCTAGATTAAAACCATTAACTTAACCACACTAAATAAACAAAAAGACTAGTTTTTTAAAATGCCTGCAATTATATCCGAACAATTCAGGATTCTGAACGCCGAGACTTTCGTGCAAAGTTTTGTCGGGGTCGGATCTACTGTAAATAAGTATTATGCTTTTATGGGATTGCCTAATTCCATTGAACCGAAAGCGGGCGGTACTGTCACTTGGGCGACTGATACACCTTCTCCTTTAGATGGATTCGAGGAGGAATATGGTATTAAAGAATCCGTTATTGCGATGAAAAAGATCACTGATAAGGATGTTCGCAGACTTGTCAGAAAGGTCAAATGGGTTGCAGGTACTACTTACGAGATGTACAGGCATGACTACAATATCTACAATCTCACACCTATTACTAGTCAGGGGAGTTTGTATGAGGCAAATTACTACATAGTCAATGAAGACTTGAAAGTTTACATTTGTCTGCAAAATGGATCCGACCCAGAAAACCCAAAGGGAAGGCCTTCGTATGACCAACCCACATTTGTTGACCTTGAGCCAAGAGCAGCTGGCACTAGTGGCGATGGTTACGTTTGGAAATATCTTTATACGATTAAACCATCCGAAATCGTTAAATTTGATTCTATTCAATACATACCAGTGCCCGAAAACTGGGGTAAACAAGGCGAGACTGTTGCAACAAAGGCTAACGCTATAGATGGTAAGATAGAAGTCGTTGTTGTTAATGATAGAGGATCAAACTATCAGCCTATCTCTACATCATTTGCTAATGTTCCTATTTTGGGTGATGGTACTGGAGGTAAGGCAACTATTACCGTAGACTCTTTCGGAAAGGTCTCCGAGGTATTCGTTACTGATGGTGGTGATGGATATACCCACGGATCGATTCAATTCTTCCCTGGCGCTCCTGGCAGTGAGAGTGGTGGTGTTCTTGCAAACCTAACCAATACTGGTATAGGAACAACATCTGTTGCTAACTTTAATGTGATAATTCCACCTAAAGGTGGTCATGGATATGACATCTATAGAGAATTGGGAGCATACAGAGCTCTACTCTATTCTAGATTTGAGACAATAGAAACCAATCCCGACATTATTGAAGGTAATGATTTTGCTAGGGTTGGACTAATAAAAAATCCCACTGTATACGGTAGTAGTACAGAATTACTAGACACCGCAATGGTCAGTGGATTAAAAGCTTTGAAATTAACTGGTGTCACTACAGCGACAGTATATGCTGTAGACTCTGAAATTACCCAGACAGTTGGTGTTGGATCAACTGCCGTTGGATATGTGGCATCTTGGGATAAAGTAACTGGAGTGTTGAAATACTATCAACCAATGGGTCTTGCTTCTAGTGCAACTGGATATAAGATCGTTCCATTTACATCAACACCTAATGCAGGCTATGGTGTGACTATTCAAGGATCTTCAGTTACGGGTTCGCTTCTCTCTGTTGATACCAACTATAATGGTGTTAGTACCTCAATAAATAATAAGACGTACCAACTTGGAATGAGTTTCAGTTCTGGTATATCTTCGGCTGAGTTTAATACTAAGTCAGGTGAAATAATCTACATTGATAACAGAACCGCTATTCCTCGTTCTGCAAGTCAGAAGGAAGACATCAAGATAGTACTGGAGTTTTAAAAGAAAATGCCACAAAATACCAACTTAAACTCATCTCCATACTTTGATGACTTTAATGAGTTAAAAAATTATCAGAGGGTACTATTCAAGCCAGGGTTACCTGTCCAGTCTAGAGAACTTACTACCTTGCAGTCTATACTGCAGAATCAGGTAGAAAAGTTTGGTAAGCATTTCTTTAAAGAAGGTGCTGTTGTCATTCCTGGCCAGATTGCTTATGATCCTGAGTACACATGTGTACAGATTGATGATAGTCACTTAGGTATTCCAGTTTCATTATATTTGGACAGTCTTGTAGGTAAGAAGATAAAGGGCGAGACTAGTGGTGTAACTGCTAAGGTAGAACAATATATTGATAATAGAACATCAACAAAAGGAACATATACTCTTTACATTAAGTATGTAAGTTCTAGTGATACTGATTTCTCTAGGAAGTCTTTTGCCGATGGTGAAAATTTATTACTAGAAGAGGATATGAACTATTCTCTGTCCAGTATTAGAAAGGGTGCTAGTTTTGCTACAACTGTTATTTCTAATTCAACTGCAACTGGTTCTGCATCAAAGATTGCCAATGGTGTATATTTCATCAGAGGATTCTTTGTAACTGTTGATGATCAGACAGTTATTTTGGATCAGTATACTAATAAACCGTCATATAGAATTGGTTTATTGATTAAGGAAGAATTAGTAACTGCATCTTCAAGTGATGAGGATCTTTACGATAATGCAAGGGGATTCTCTAACTTTGCTGCGCCTGGTGCTGATAGGCTTAAACTTTCTACAACCTTAATTAAGAAGTCTCTAACAGACTTAAATGACGAGAACTTTATAGAATTAATGAGAGTTGTAGATGGTGTTCTACAGAAATTCATTAAGGCTGGAACAGATAATTATAATCTAATTCGTGATGAGTTAGCAAGAAGAACTTATGATGAATCTGGACATTATTATATTAAACCATTCCCAATTGTTTCTAAGGAGTGTTTGAATAATAGAATAGGAAATGATGGTTCTTATTATTCAACTCAATTAACTCAACAGGGAAATACCCCATCAGACGACTTACTGTGTCTGTCTATTGGGCCAGGAAAGGCATATGTTCGTGGTTATGAAATAGAAACTCTCAATACTACAACTGTTGATGTTCCTAAACCAAGAACTACAAAAAAAATTGAAAATGAATCTCTGCCATTTAGTGTTGGTAGACAGGTAGAACTTAATAATGTTTATGGTTCTCCTCCTATTGGAATCAGTACAGATTCTTATGTAAAATTATTTAATAAGAGAACATCAACTGTTGGTACTGCAAATGGAACCCAAGTTGGTGTTGCTAGAGTATATGATATCAAGTTGAAGAATGTTGGTTATGCCGATTCTTCTAAAATTTTTGAATCATCACTATACGATATTCAAACATTTACATACCTTCAATTAAACGCTGGGACATATGTAAACCTTCCAGCATATATCGAAGGACAAAATAGTAATGCAGTTGGTTATGCATATACTTCTGCC